CCAACAAAAACTAAAGTTGAATCTACCTTTACAACCATTTTAACGTCTGCAGTATACTCCCCAGTAGCTATATTGAAATTGTCCTGAGATCCATCAAAATAAGGATCTGTAAAATCGTCGTCATACGTAACGTCAGTTTCTACTTCATCTGGAAGTACTTGTCCGTCCGTCTTGTGCGCATATGTTGATCTTGCATTTATTGTTGTTTCATCCTTCGCTGTTGACATGCAAATCAAATTATTATATCTCCAATCTTCCAATAGTTCGCCTTTGATCTTTATGCCTGCGTCTGTGAATATTTTTTTAAATATTGTTTTTATATAAAAAGCGCCTACGAAATCCTCAACTTTTAATTCAGGAACTGACCTTGTTACTAGTCCACCGTTGTCAACAAAAGGAAATACTATTCCCTCTGTATTGCTCCAGCTTGAAATTATACTTTCTTTCGTTTGATCGGTGTCATAAACGGATAAATCTAATTCTTGCAACTGTCCTACGATCATTCCGAACCAATTGTTATTCCCTGAAAAGAAACTACACTCGTAAACCTGGGTAATCCTTTCAATCCTTAGATAGCCTGAATAAGTCACCGCCCCAGCGTCGTTTAATATCTGCGCGGGGATTCTTTGGTAAACAAGTTTCGAAATACTGTCAGGGAAAGGATTTTGAAGTAGTCTGGTATTGTGTAAAGTCTTTTGAAGATCAAACGCATAAGAGAAGTCGCCGTCAGTCGTGGAGATGTCTTCGAAAAGCTTAATCTGTTTCTCCATCTCAATGACGTCGTCGAAATCTAAATACTCATTTGCAACTTTTATCATACCGTTTGACTCGCTACCTGATCGGTGTAGCTTATTGTAAAACTTAAACTATGAATCTTATCTACTCCCCTCCTGACTGTGACGCTTGAATTGTCAACTATCACCGTTCTTCTGTCCCTGCGAGTAGTTATAATTTGAACCAAAGGCGAACTCCTTATTTCCTCACCTATCCTTTCGGCTTGTGTCCTACTTAAATGCTGACTTCGAACTAGCTTCTGTTTTCTAGTCCTCCTGAAGGTCTGTTTATTGATCGTGTCGGCAAAAGTGTTGTAACTCTTAGGCCAGTTGTGAAAGATGTTCTTTTTAGTCTCACCTGTAGCTTCGACACTTAACAGGTCATCTTTGTACCCAACGAAAGGCCAGTATTCAAACCCTCCTAAGTTGTTAAGCCATGATATGTATGTAAGTTCTCTCATAATGCTATGTAAAAGCTAGTCTTTAAAAACACTGCCTCTGTGTTGCAAGTCCACACCCAGTACCCTATAACTTCACCATTACAGTAGTCCCATTGAATGCGATACCTTGGTTTATCTCCATAACAATAAAGTGGTGTTACGTCGTGTGCCATTATTCAAGTAGTCTAAAGTCGCCATCTTCAAGTAATCGTCTGTCTTCCTCGCTAAAGCCCTGTTGAGCCTCACAGGTTTCTAAAATGTCTATACAGATTTCTTCTGTAACCGTCACCCCCTCAACTTCTACCATCTCAGTAGTTGGCACCCCCTCGGAAAACTCTAACACATACCAATCAAATGGCACCGTAGACAATGCGTTATTAAAGCCAACATACAACCCATTGGCTAAAGGCGTTAATATTACGTGACCCTCATAAATACCATCACTGACAACTGGTAAAAGCTCAAACGCTATTCCTGATACTCCTGCGTCAAGGGTAGCTATTCCAATTCGTTTAAAACCTATTGACGCATTTTCAACGCGAAATTTATAATTAAATCTATAAGGTGTCCCCGATGTTGTCGGAAAGCTTATGTATAATACTGAGCTATCATGTGTGTTAAGTATAAAAGGTAAGGCTCCTGTAGTCCACGGATCACCACTGCCAGAATCTAGAAATTCTGAAAGGTCAAAAGATGGTGGTGGGACTTCAACTTCCTCCTCATATGTGTCAGTTTCTACATGGACACAGAAAGAGTCAAACGACGCATTTGGAGTTATTGGGATTCGGTAAACGCCTATTCCCTGATCCAGGTAAGCAATACTTTCGGTAGTGTTTAAACTCTCACCTACGTATTTATCTATGAAGACATGAAAAGGACCATTTATATTCTTAATGAATGAAATGTCAAAGTAAAGATCCTCAACCATTAAAAGCCTGACAGCGTTAGTCAGCCACCTGGCCGGAGACCCTGAAGTATAAACATATTCAGCATAATCACCTGAATAAGTATTTTTGAAAGGAAGTTTTCCAGCTACCGCGTATCCTTCGAATTCGTCAGTGCCAAAACTAGTCCCAGATGTGTACAAAGCGTAATTATCTGAATAGTCATAACTTTCTGAAGTCTGAATATAAAACCCCGTGAAGGCGTCCAAATTCAAAGGAAGTGAGAAAAGGGTAAGGTTATTTTTAACATTGACCTTGCTTTTTATGTAGTCACTAATTGAAAACATCACCTCGTTATCCTCATCAGGAGTCAGGGACAATTCAGCCATTTCCTCATAAGGTTTCTTCGCTTCCCACGGATGCGAAACTAGTCCGGCCCATACTTTAACCCTTACCTGATAGTTGTTGTAGTAGTATTGAACAAGCGACCCTAAGAACAAATTGGAAACAGAGTATGGAAGGTTTATAACTATTGACGAAGTGGAAATTACTTCTACAATCTGCCATATGTTATTTAAATCGTCATCACTCGCACCTGTAATTTTAACGAACTCTAAGATATTAACTTCAACTTTTAAAGCCCCTGAAAGGTCTAACTGCGTGAAGCCATTATCATCGGATTGTGAATTTATACTCCTCGCCGTATCTGCACTGTTTATAGGCCACCTGTCATTAGTGATCTTGTAGACTATTGGCAGGAAGATACTGGACCAGTCGTGGGGTTGTGTCCTGTAGTATTCAACGTCAGCATCCTGATAGTATTCTACTAAGTCAGCGCCTTCGTACTCTCTTAACTGGAATTCCCGATAACTAGCCACTTCAACGTACCAAAATCCGTTGTACTCGTCAATATCTGAAGTAATGTAAATGTAATCCCCGGTAGTTAGTGAGTGATAGTCGAAAACTACCACAGCGTCACCACTGGCATCGCCAATGAAAGCGTCAATAGCCTGATCTATTATCTTATGTCCTTGCGGGGTACTAACTACCGTTACCATTAGTTCAAGTAAAATGTAAACTCAAAATTATAATATCTGAAACTTTGATAAGGACCACCATAACGCCATACAGGTAAATATTTCATTGTATTTCCCTTATCTTCATTACTAAATCATCCGCCTTCGAGTCGAGTAAAGCCTGGCCTACGTTGTTTATAAAATTATCAACAGGAGGTTCGACAATATCCTCCCTGCCTCCTGCCCTGAAAAGATTCGTACCTAGTTTGTTAATCTTGGTAGCTATTGCCCAAACAGCGCCTTCAGGTATTCCCCTGGCTTCAACCCACGGCTTTAAGTTTTCAATAAACTCCCGGGAAGGTTTTTTATTTGGTGTAGCCTTTCGCCCGGTTTCAACGGTCATAAAAAAGGGCCTACCGAATAGTTTTAACCTAGTCTTAGTTCCCTCCTGACTGATTTCAAATCTTAAACTTTGCGAAGTCTTACCTGTAGCTGTTGTACCTGTGGATCCTAAATTAGCCCTTATGCCATTTATTAACTCAATGCCCTGCTCGTTAAGTATTTCAATTAAATCCATTGTCGTAAATGGCTATGTTGTCGGTGGTGCAGTATAAGAAGTCATCAGGAGTGATAAGATTAAACCGAACTAGCCACCCGGAATACACTCCGGCTTGATCTTTATAAAACGGATCCTGCCTGATGTTTTCTATGGTCACGTCGCCGACGTTGTCCTGTTCTGTCATAGACCAATCGTCTAACCGTTGGATGAACTTGTCAACAGCTAAATCCGTGGCGTCATGGATAATATTAGTTTGCTCGGCGGAAGCGTCGAAGGCGTCCTGTTGCATGAAAAGGATAGCAACAGCCCAGGTTTTGGTGCGTGTTTGATTGTTTAGCGGTGATCGCGTGGCTGACAAAGGTAGGAGCCAACGGTAGTGCGTTTTATTCGACTTATTCGCTATGAGATTGTTAAATTCTGTCTCCCTACCGCCTTTGAATTCGATATTATCAGCTAATGAATTGGAAACGTCGCGTAAAAGGAATCGTACCGATTGATGTGACATCGGTATCAAATATGCAAAATTTCTATTTCTTTTCAGCCATTATTTTAGAATATTCCCTTGTTGCGTCCATCCTCCATGCGTGATATCTTATCATGTGCCAGAACTCCCTAGCTGACCACTCCATGAAGTGTTGAGGGTTCACGCTCATCCTTTCCCCTGCTTCGAAGAGTGTTGCAGAAAATCCAAAGACTTCTGATAACCTGGTAAGTCCTGCAGCAACTTCTTCAGCCGTTGCATTGCTTTCTGGAAGCGAAGCCGCGTATTCATTGATGTATTCAATGGCTTGAATAAAAAAAAACTACCGGTCTGGATGATTTCAATACAAGGTTCATTTCTTAGTGCGTCTTTGACTTCAGGTACTTTTAAAGAATCATACTTGCCGTCTTTTATCTTCTGAACGTATATAGCACAGGCCTCAAGGTACAATTCAGCAAGTAGTATTTGATTATCTACAGTTTCTAAATCCTTGGGGCGCTTATTACATAATGCTCTTAAGTCTTCGAACTGTGGTAAGGACTCAATGGTGCAGTCTTTAGGCATGACGTATTTACCTACCATCCGAGTCGGTGAAGCCTCAAACTTTGGTGATATGTTTATGAAGGACAGGGCCATTGCTATTTTTTCCAGGTTCCGTAGTTCGGCGGTGAATAATATGTCAAGTCCTATTCTCGTGAATAAGTTGATTTGATGAAGGATCGAGTCAGGTAATGTCAGTAAAGCTACGTACTGATTAAAGGTTACATCTTCCCAGGCGGTAGGAAGTTTGTATTTCGCGCCCTGTATCTTGAAAGTAATCATTTACTTGAGTTAACTAATTTTAGTCTCCGTCCGTATTTCTGAGCATTTTAAAGTGTTTTTAAAAGAGCCGGGGAATTACTCCCGACCCTTTACGGTTAGCTTTCTTCAAAGGCACGCTTGCAAGTTCCGTACTAACCGGCCTCCAACTTCTTTATCTATGAAAACTCATGTTTAACCCTGTTTTAGCTTTCTTAAACGATATACTGGCATATCTTGCCGCGTCCATCGCGTGGTCGTTGAGTTTTAGCGGTATCTCTGGCTCGTTTCCTACTCTTTTACCCTGGTCCATGTATTTGTAGCTCTTAATTTCCTTTAAAAGGTTGGCTGATCCTGAATGAATGAACAGTTTCCGGCTTTTGATGAAGTCAATACCGTCTTTTACGTTCTTATTGGCCTGAACTGCTTTAATTCCGGCCAGACGTAGCTCTTCTATCCGGTTAGGCTCTGCAGCATCGCAGTATATTGTTTCATGAGGTTTGACTATTTGCTTCAGCATAGGGATCAGGTCGCTATTGGTTAAGTGGCTTTGGTATATTTCTTCTTTCCATATTAAGTCAGTATCGCTTTCTCCAACTCTGATAAGGGATGTCGGATTATTGTAACCGAAGTCAAGTCCGAATACACTATTATTTGGTAAGGTTCCGGAAAAAGGCTGCCAATGAGTATATATAACCCCTTCACTATGTCCCCGCTCTCCTTCTCCGTAAATCCTCCAAAAGTTTGAGTCAACGTTTTTGAGGTTTTCGATTTCTTTGACTTGCTCATGGGGTAAAAAGGGGTTGTCTAAGTAGGTTGATTTGATGAAGTAACAATCCGAACGAGTGAGAATATTATCGTAAATCCAATGAAACTCATCCGCCGGGTTGAAGTCGATAAAGATACATTTCCTTGTACGTAACATAAGCTGGGTAAAAGTATCAAAGTCAGTGAGATTCGCTTCGTTGAAAAACAGAATGTCGCGTCCAGGTCCACGTACCTTGAGGTTATTGTCAGAGCTAAAAAATTCAATGTATGATCCATTTGGATAGTTATAAACTTGTTCTGTACGTATGTGATGGTTTTGGTCATACAATCCACTGTTTTCCATTATTGTTCTCCAATCCCGCATAGCTCCCCTTCTTAAGTGAGGAAAGGCTACTGAAGTAATTGAGATAGTGCATTTCTCTTTAAGCGCCAGGGCTATCAGGAGCTGCGCTATCGTGAAAGTCTTCCCCGACCTGGTCCCTCCCTGGTTCACTATTATCCTGTATCCCTCCTTGAATGCTTTGTATGACTCCGTTGCTACCTTTATCATTGGTATGCAGTAGTCGAGGCTCGGTCCAGTTAATTGATATCCCTCCACTTAGTTTAGTGTTGTTTTCTGTTTGTGCTGATGACAATTTAGGAACAACATAAGGAAGGATATTTGCAATGAACTGGAGCTTTTCAAGTGGTTTTAACTTATCAAATGATTCCTGAATCCCATCAACATTATCCTCCAGGAATTTAACAAAGAAGTCCTTTACTTTAAGTGAAATTCTGTTAGGTCCACGATTAACAGATACCTGATTTCCTGGTTGAAATCTCCCGTTATTGTCCCGATCATGACCGTTTTTATCCGCAACATCCATTTAAGCAATTTAAGGACATCTTTTATTAAAATGTTCGTCTGACAATTGTTTATAAATATTATACAGCCTTTGTTCTTCAACTTTGCTGCCACCTTGATAAGCCCTATGTGCTTT